AGGTTGTTAGACACGTGGATGGTGAAGCCATGAATGGTTCCAGCCATCTGACCATTTTGCAGACCAGAACCGCCGAAGTCAGCGTTGAACAGACGTGAGTCTTCGTCCTTCAGAAGTTCAGCAAAAACTGGGTCAACTACGAGCCAGCGGCCTTGCGAGTCTACATTCTGCTGGTCCAGTTTACGACCCATACGGGCAATAACTGACAGCGGGTTGGCGTTACCAGCAGCAGTAGGTGCTGCAGTATTACCAGTACGAACGGTCAGGGCAATCGAGTTGCCGCTAGAACCAGCGTTAAAGTCGCTGCCGTCCAGCTTCATGCTTGCAAGCAGTTCGTCCGAACCGGCGGTAGAAACAGCTACGGAGCCGTTTGTTACGTCGTTTGCGGTGTCTGCATTTGAGTGCAGAGCAGACTGCTTAAAGCCTGACAAGTAGCCAAGAACGTCTTGGTCAAACTGGTCAGCAAGGCGGTAAGCTGCACGGTCACTTGCCAGAGACTGGAAGTTAACGTGGCTGTGTGCCTCTTCAATGTCATCAACCTTAAACGCAAAGTAGTTAGCTTTGTCGATTGTCAGGCTGAAGTCTTCGTCGTCAAGGTCTTGCGGCGTGATGGTTGTACCACGGGCGTAAGCCTTAACTGTGATTTCGGGTTCTTTGATGACCTTAACGGAATCACCCATTTGAGCAATCTCACCGAAGTAATCGGAGTTCGTGATTGCTTCACAAACAGCGGCCTTGCGGAAAGCAAGTTGCACCTGTTTGCTGTAAATGACGGGCGAAAAATTACCGTTAGGAAGGTTACCATACCCGGCAGCGGTAGTGAATGCCATGATGTTTCTCCTAAATTAGCATTTTACAGATGCAAACTCACCAGACTAATCAGAGGCTGATTCACTATGGGTGCGTATCTTAAACTAGGTGGCCGCCCAGTTTGTCAACGGGCCATGCTCGTCAGGTAATCCATAAGACTGAAGTGTTTGCGGATTGGATGTAAGCAAGTAGCGAACCTGCTTACACCTTTGATGACTATAGTTATACTAAAAAATAACTACTTGTCAACACTTTTTTTATCTGGCTGAACCAGAAATATCATAGATAAACTTTCCAGAACGGATAGCTTCCATAATTTCGTCGGACTTAGCCTCGTACTCTTGCGGTGACATCTTCTGTACTTCCGACTCTTTCAAGTATGAGGAGGCTTCGTTTTCTTGCGGTTTACTGCGACTATTCTTTGTAGACACAGACTTGGCTGCGTCTTTGTCTGACTTGGGTTTCTTCTTGCCAATACCCATATCAGCTTTGTAGAGGTCAATCGCCCTAGCAGCAGAACGTGCGTCGTTGTCGTTTTCATAAAGCGCATCCTGCACCCACTTAGGCTGTTCTTCAGCCCACTCGTGAAAACTGTCGCTATCCCTAATCTCATCAAAGTCAGGGTGCATTTGCATCAATGCCGCTTCTGCTTTCTCTTTAGTTGCAGATACTTGCATCTCATCAATTACTTTGAGACGTTCTTCCAAAGCTGTTGACTGCTCACGTGCCTTCTTCATTGCAATTGTTTCAACGATGGCTGCTACATCGGGGTAGTTTTTTGCCCACTGCTCAATGTCTTCATCTGACTTAGGCAGCTTCATTTCTTTTTTAGTAGCAGCAGAAAGCTGTGCTTTTAGTTCTGCAAGTTCTGTCTTAAATTCTTCTGCTTGTTTTTGTTGGTGACGGCGCAAATCAGAGTAACGTTTCTTAAATGTTTTCTCTTCTGCGCCTGTAGGTTCTTCTTCGGCTTCAGCAGTTTCTTCTACTTCGCCTTTTTGTTCTTTGAGCATTTGCTCAAGTTCTTCTTCTTCCATCTTACGTTTTTCTTCGTTAGTGTATTTACGATTTGCAAACGCTACTTTCTTAGGTGACTGCATTTCTTCAGCCATGATTGTTGCTTCTTCTGCCATTTTGTTTTTCTCCGTTGTTGGGGCCACCGTAGCCATGCACCTGTCGAGGGAGATGGGGGATGAGTAGCCAACATATGTGTGGATTATTTTTTAGAAGCTAGTCCACCTTGCTTCATCTTCTTTTTGGCTTTAGGTTTTTTCTTTGATGCTAAACCTCCCTGCTGATAGTAACTAAAATCATCTACATCTGCAAAAGAATCAGCATAATCTTGTACCTCGTCTTCAGTCATTGAATACTGAGTGCCACCGCTAGGTTGTTCATCATCTTGCTGTTGATTACGCGCATCAAAATCTGAAATAATCTGATTTACCTCTTGTGCAGTTGTAGGTATACCCGGACTGCCGGTTCCTTCTGCTGGGTCTTCGTCCTGAATTGTACGCCGGTCAGGTTTAGGTGTTGGTCTAGTTGTAGATGGAGGTGTATAACCTTCGTTACCACCATCAAAGCTATAATCAGTAACACCTGCGTAAGACTTTAGCAACAAGTTCATTTGCTTGTCTGTTAAACCTTTAGTACCACCACTTTTATCATCATCACCATCATCATCTTCTTGAAGCGACTGTATAAGTTCTACAGCAGCCCTTTCTCCAACCCTAGCCCGACCCTTTTCAATGTCTTCTCTGCTAGTCTCGTAATCGCTATAGCGTGATTCAGCAGTTCTGCCTCTTTCTACCCTGCTTCTGCGCACATTAGTTCTTAATCTATTGTACTCTTCTCCCGTAAGAATAATTTCATCATCACCATTTTTTAGCAGAATCTCTGCATCATCTGGAATTTTGTCTTTAAGAAAATTTAGAGAGCCTAATTTGCCCATACCACTTATTATGTTTACACCGTAGGTAATGTCCTCACCGCCGGGAAGAAAATTAGAAAGACCTATTCTAGCATTAGCATTACCATATTGGTCTATCAGTGCTTGCTCCCTTGCCCTGTCAGCATCATCTCTATCTCTAAGTTCATCTTGTGTAAGAACCCGTTCACGACTTTCCCCTACAACGGGTGCTGGGTCTGTGTCCACTGGGTCTGCCTCTTCAGGAACATACGGTGTGTAACCTGCCGGGATAGGATAAATAGGTTCACCATTAATAAATGGAATGTACAGAATTTCCCCATCTTCATTACGATATTCCCGTGTTTCAGATGTACCGCCAACAGTTGGCTGCATTTCAGCAAAAGTAAATGTTTCTTTAGGCTCACCCGTTGGCTGGCCCGGTCCATACACAGGTGTTACAGGGGCTGCTGCTGGAACCGCATACGGCTGCTGAAACTGCCCAAATACAGGCTGTTGAAACTGTGAAGGCACACTATAAACATTTGGACCAAAAGGTGCAAAAGGTGCAGCAGGTTGTTGTACTACACCGTAAGGTGGTTGTTGTGGATAGCCACCAAAGGGAGGAATAGAAGGAAATCCTTGACCCGGTACATTTGCACCTTGATTGGGAACAAAACCACCTACATTATACTCTTTATCTTCATCACTGTCAACAATAACTAAGTCAGCCATACCAAATGGTATGCCGTCTGGTAGTGTAGCTTCATCTGCATTGCCCATCTGGCCCATTGCTTCCATACGAGCAAGACCCATCTTTGCCTCATCTCGCAGTGCCATCATCTTATCAAGGCCATGAAAACGAACAACGTCCGCTGGCATGACAAATTCACCTTCACTCAACTGAGCAGGAACATCATCCCGAACTTCTTTTTTTAAAGAACCTACAGGTACATCATTGCCTGACTCTTCATCTACAGAGCCGCCTTCATCAAGCAAACCACCCTCATCAAAAAGTTCCATTTGTTTAGCCACTGGTTTAACCATACCGCCCTCCGCATAACCAAAAAATTTACCAAGCGCACCCGCTTTTACATTAGCACCAAAAGTCCTAGAACCATCAGGGGTAATAATTTTTATTTTGCCATCATCGAAAATTTCATACTCATATCCGTGGTCCTCTGCAAGACGAGCAGCACCACGCACTCCAACCCGTTGTGACTTTCCTAGACCCTCATAGCCCATGTATTCAGCCATTAACTTCATCCCTCAGTGTTTTAAGTTTGCGTAATGCTGCAATCGCACCCTGCGACCTATACATCATTACATTATCATCAGCTTGCTCTAGTGCCTTCTGCTGCATTTCAATTACAGCATCAATGTAACTACTGAACGCTTCCCATTGGCGGTTGTTGTTGACCCACGGCTTGAGTTTGCTGAGTATTTGCTGGTTGTTCATTTCCACTAAATCCTTGTTCACCCGGCTGCGGCACCATGCCTACACCCATGTTTGCGCCACCGGCACCTGTTGGGTCCATTGCGTCCGCACCTGCCGGTGCTGGCTGACCCTCTGCAGGGGCTTGGAACTGCTTCATCAGTTCTGCTTGCAGGGCGGCTTCGTTCATATTGTTGGTTACTTTGTCGGGGTCAAGGTCCATAGACTTTGCAATCTCGCGGATTACATACTGGAACTTTGCGAAAGGAGCAAGAGCAGGATTACTTGCCACTTGCAAGAATTGCATTAGTCTTTGGCTGCGCACTTCATTTGCCATCAGGCTTTCTGTGCCACGTGCTTTAACTTCAAGGTCGCCTTTAATGGTTGGGTCAAAGTCAAACTGCATATTAAAGCGGAAGAAACCTTCACCAAGCGGACGTAGCATGTAGTCATCTACGTTCTTGATAACAGTTTTAATGCTTCCTGCAGCAGCACCCATTAGCATAGAGATACCGCTGGCAGTTCGACCTACACCCTGTACGCCTGTCTGTCCATGCGCGAATGACGGGAAGCCTGTGCTTTCATCTGCCAGCACACGAGCCTTGTCAAACAGCATCATGTTTTCAGAGGAGACATTCGGGAACTTAGTACCAAAGATAGCCTGACCCGGTGCGCCACCCTGACGACGGAATACTTTACCCGGATACAGTGACAAGTCTTGTCCCGGCACCAGATTGGTTTCGTCTACTTCGACAATCAAGTTACCCGATAGAACAGCGTTGTCCACAGCCATACGCATAAAGCCATTCATCAGCGTCTGCGTGTCGTCCATGTTTTCTGCAATACCTACACCAAAGAAGCTGTAAGGGTTTAGTTCATATGGGGCTGCAGCGTATGGTATCTTAGCTGGCTTGAACGGGTTAAGCACCATCCGAATAAGTTTACCGTTACAAATCCAAATGTTTGCTTGCAGTTCATCGAAGTCTTTCAGTTCTTCTGGAATATCGACATCTTGTTCTTCCAGCATCTCTACATCGACCATGCCCCAATACTCAAGCACCTCAAATCGGTCAATGCCATGCTCTGGCGCGTAGTCAGACAGGTCGTCTTCCCAGTACTTCTTGTCGTAGTTTTCACCGAATGAGATTGCCTCATCAATAACTTGACTACGGAAGTATGGACGTTTCTTCAGATTACGCAGTTGTGTACGTGACATCTTGTGTCGTTCAATTACAAACTGTGCTTCGTCCATGTTATTAGAATCGGGGTCTGGATAAAAGTTCCATACCGATACATGGTTTACTTGTGGTACTGTTTTGAACAGCGGGTCGTATTCACCGTCATCATTCCAATTAGGATATTCTTTATCGGTGGCAAACGGACCTTTCATAATACCTGTGCCAAACAATGCCATTTCAAATGCACTGCTGCGAAGACTTTTACTTGCACCTGACTCTTCAAGCTGGTCATGTATTTTCTTTTCCATCTTTTTAGCTGCAATCTTAGCTGGGCTAAATTCAATGGCGGTAGGTGTTTTACCCGGACCTTCTTTAAGTTTATCTTCTACAGGTTGTAGTTTATCCTCTAATGGACCTAATTGTTCCCCAAGTGTTTTTGCTGTAGCACCAGCAGGAAACTCTGTACCATCTCCTGCAAAACCGTATGGACTAGACAAAGCTGTTTCGCCGCGAAGTTGCTCCGGCTCTTGTGGGTCAAAGTGTACGCTTTCAACTACACCTTCAGGAAGTTCTGTAGGGTCAACTGACAGAGGAAATTTATTAGCTGCAAATAGTACATCAACAATTTGACCATAGGCTGCTAGTGTTTTAGTCTTCGTTACCTTGATAAATACACGAGACTTTTCTGCTTCTGTAAACTGAACATCTGGGCCATACAGACCACGATAGTTGCGATATGCACGAAGCCAGCGTTCTTCATCTTGATAGCGATAGTCTTCTGCTCGTTGATATCGTTCCATAATAAATGGAATAATGTTGGATACTTCAGCGTCTTCAACGATAGTATCCTCTGTATCTTCAAGAGCGATAGCATCATCTTCAATCATCATTTCATCTTCGGCCATAATGTTTCCTTAATATCCAAATGTAGAATCTGCTACCGGCATACCTGTTGATGGTCGCCCGTGCGGGTCGTAGTCGAAAATAGAGAACCGGGGTCGGGACATAATACCGTACCGGAGTGCGTCATACAAATGGTCTTCAGACTTTGTGTCAACGTCTTCTGGATTCTTCTTGTCCAAGGGGATGGACGGTATTTGTGATATGACATTTGTACAGCTATCAAAGAATACAAGTCTTGGTTCCTCTGTAAATTCGTCTATCTGTAGTCTACGATGTATTTCGTTCTTACCAGCTACACGACTGCCCCTACTGCGGTCTGACGGTCTCCAACGACAGCCTTTACTAATCATTTGCTCCGCAAGAGAAGGACCAGTATCG